CCAGTTGGTTCTGAAAAAGATGGTGTAGGTTATACTTCACCAAAAGGTCAACCACAACAAACAATGGGACGTACGGACGTGGCTAAACAAACAGATGCAACAGATTACGAAGCAATTCGTGACCGCAAACCAGGTAAACTTGCACCACAAACATTCTCTAAGAATCCAGGTGCTACATTCCAAATCTATGGTGAAGACATCGACTTAACAGATGATGTTAATGCACTTTTAGAAGGTGAAGAATTATCTGCTGAATTCAAAGAAAAAGCAACAACAATTTTCGAAGCGGCTGTAACAACTCGTATTGGTACAATTGCTGAACAAATTGAAGCTAACTTAGTAGAACAATTCGAAGAAACTATTGGTCAAATTCAAGAAGACTTAGCAGGTAAAATTGATGAGTACTTGAACTACATGGTTGAAGAATGGATGCAAGAAAACAAACTAGCAGTAGATACTGGTTTGAAATCTGAAATCTGCGAAGAGTTCATGACTAAATTACGTGACTTGTTTGTTGAATCTTGGATTGATATCCCAGAAGAAAAAGTTGACGTAGTTGAAGAACTTGCAACTAAAGTTACAGATTTGGAAGATGAATTGAATGAGCAAATCGAAAAGAACATTCAATTTACTAAACAAATTAACGAGCATTTAAAGTTAGAAGCTATCCATACAGCATGTGAAGGCTTAACTCAAACACAAGTAGAAAAAATCAAATCACTCGCAGAGAGCATTGAATATACTACTTCAGAAGATTTTGGTGCTAAGTTAGACACTATCTTGGAATCTTATTTCCCAAGCACAGTTAAAACTGGTACAGAATCTGATTTAAACGAAGAAGTTCAATTTGATGATGATGACAAAAAACAAGCAGTAAAATCATCAGATCCATCAATGAACATTTATGCAGAAGCTATCAGTAAAACGTTGTTAAAATAATATTTTAATAAATACAATTACGTAATACATATAGCTAATAAAAAGAATAAGGAGATTTAACAATGTATTTGTCAGAACAACTACAAAAGAAATGGGAACCAATTTTGGAACATCCAGAATTGGAGTCTATTAAAGACCCATACAAAAAAGCTGTAACTGCAATGGTTCTTGAGAACCAACAAGTTGCAATGCAACAAGACCGTCAAAACTTAGGTCAATTGAACGAAGCTGGTGAACCAGGTCCAACTAACATCACTGGTGGTGTTCAAAACTTTGACCCAATCTTGATTTCATTGGTAAGACGTTCATTACCTAACTTGATTGCTTATGATGTTGCTGGTGTTCAACCAATGACTGGACCTACTGGTCTTATCTTCGCAATGCGTGCCCGTTACACTGGTCAAGGATCTGGTAACCCAGAAGCATTCTACAACGAAGCTAACACAATCTTCTCTGGTACATCATCTGCGGCTAACCCATACGGTTTCCAAGGTACGATTGCTAGTGATACTACAACTAACCCTGTAGGTAACTTGACAGCTAACGCTGTAACAACTGGTATTGCATTGCCAACATCAGTAGCTGAGTTCTTGGGTTCAGATGCTAACGCTGTGTTCCAACAAATGGCATTCTCAATTGAGAAAGTTACTGTAACTGCTCAATCACGTGCTTTGAAAGCTGAGTACTCACTAGAACTTGCACAAGACTTGAAAGCAATCCACGGTCTTGATGCTGAGACAGAATTGTCAAACATTTTGTCAACAGAAATTCTAGCTGAAATCAACCGTGAAGTTATCCGTACTATCTACACTACTGCTGTTCCAGGTGCACAATACGGTACTGTAACTCCAGGTTACTTCGACTTAGATACTGACTCTAACGGTCGTTGGTCTGTAGAACGTTTCAAAGGTTTGATTTTCCAAATCGAACGTGATGCTAACGTTATTGCAAAACAAACTCGTAGAGGTAAAGGTAATGTATTGATTGTTTCATCTGACGTAGCTTCAGCAATGGCTATGGCTGGTGTTCTAACATACACACCTGCACTTCAAGCTGACTTACAAGTAGATGATACAGGTAACACATTTGCTGGTATGTTGCATGGTCGTATCAAAGTGTACATCGATCCATACTTCGGTGGTTACACAAACAATATCGAGTTAGTAACTGTTGGTTACAAAGGTTCTAGCCCTTACGATGCTGGTTTGTTCTACTGCCCATACGTACCTCTACAAATGGTTCGTGCAGTTGACCAATACACATTCCAACCAAAAATCGGTTTCAAAACTCGTTACGGTATGGTAGCTAACCCATTTGCTCAAGGTCTTACACAAGGCAATGGTTTACTTCAAGCACGTAGCAATGTTTACTACCGCATCTTCGGAGTTAAAAATTTAATGTGATATGTATTTGATTTAATTGAAAAAATTCCCATAAAGAGGAATATTGAAACAGGAACTTCGGTTCCTGTTTTTTTTATTATAAATACATATAATTCTTAACAACTTTTATAATTTATAATATAATATATGTCAATTGTTACACAGCCACAAAATTCAAATTACTTACAACAGACCAAATACTTGTTGACGTTTCCACGTTTAAGTGCCACTCAATACTTCTGTCAAAAAGTAAATCTACCTGGTGTATCATTAGATCCATTAGAACAAAATACTCCATTCGTAGATTTGTATAGACCTGGTAATAAGATATCATATGATTCATTTACTGCAACATTTATTGTAGATGAAGATGTTAAGTCATGGATGGAAATTCATGATTGGATTAAAGGATTAACATTTCCTGAAAACTTTGCACAGTATTCTAATCTAAAATACCTCTCAGACTTCACCGAAGCGGCTCCATTTCAACAATATGCTGATGGGTCACTAGTGATATTGTCTGCTCTCAATAATGCGAAATTAACGGTCAATTTCGCTGACATGTTTCCTGTATCAATTTCTGCATTAGATTTTGACTCTACAGACGAAGATACAACCACTATGACCGCTACGGCCACATTCAAATTCTCATACTATAACATCACAAAAAACTGATTGACTTTTTAATGTTTTTGTGTTATAATCAAGCACATACACTAGAGATTTGTAATGGAAAAATTAGAAGACATTTTAGCATATTGGAAGAAAGATTCCTCTATAGATGAGACAGAACCATCTAGAGAAATTCTTGATGTTCCAAAAATCCATAGTAAGTATCTTGGCATTCTTTCTGCTCATAGAATTGCAGTTAAGAAAGCTACGTTTGATTATTCACGGATGCGTAAAATCAAATGGGAATATTACTCAGGTAAAATGGATCAAGATGATTTAGAGAAATATAATTGGGAGCCGTTTAATCTTGTCCTTAAATCAGATATCACAACATATCTGGAAGGTGACAAAGATTTGATTAAGTTGTTGGAACGAAAAGTATATCATGAAGAATGTGTTGCAGTATGTGAATCAATCCTTAAAGAACTTAACAATAGGACATGGCAGTTGAGAGAACACATGACACATGAAAGATTCATACAAGGTGCAAGATAAACTTACCGTTATAAAATGTAATGAAGTATATGCCCAAATTGAAGGTGAAAGACATCTATTAAAAGAACTTTCAGAATACTTTACTTTCTTTGTTCCTGGATATCAATTCACACCAGCATTTAGAAATAGATTATGGGATGGAAAGATTAGACTTTTTGATTTACGCCAAAATAGAATATTCATTGGACTATTAGCATATGTCGAAACGTTTGCAAAAGAACGTGATTATGAAATTGTCTATGAAGATCCAAGAGCAGACTTAACAGACGAGTATTCATTATATCTAGGAAACAAATTCGTTGAAGAATTAAATCTTCATTCTAATGGAAAACAAATTGGTGTTAGAGACTATCAACTCCATGCGTTTGCCCATACAATGAGACATAGACGAGCATTATTATTGTCTCCTACCGCTTCCGGTAAATCACTAATCATCTATCTTTTAGTCACACAACTCATTAGATATCAAAATCTTAAAGGATTAATTATTGTTCCAACGACATCGCTTGTTGAGCAATTATATTCTGACTTTGTAGATTACTCTTCTCAAAATGATTTTGACGTTGACAAAAATGTCCATAGAATCTATCAAGGCAAAGAAAAGACATCAGATAAGAATTTGACTATCTCTACATGGCAATCTTTGTACAAAATGCCTGAAGAATATTTCCATCAGTTTGATTATGTTATTGGTGATGAAGCACATCTATTTAAAGCACAATCTCTCACTAGTATTTTAACTGCATGTGTCAATGCTAAGTATCGAGTTGGATTAACTGGTACTCTTGATGGAACTAAAACACATAAACTCGTATTGGAAGGACTATTTGGTCCAGTTGAGAAAGTCACAACAACAAAAGAGTTGATGGAAAATAAACAGATTGCTGACTTTGAAATTAAATGTTTGATCCTTAAACACATTGATGAAGTGTGTGCTGAAGTTAAGAAAAAAGGAACTTATCAAGATGAGATTCGTCATATTATCTCATCAGAAGCAAGAAATAAATTTATTAAGAATCTTGCTCTCAGTTTAGATAAAAATACATTGGTGCTTTATCAATTGGTAGATAAGCATGGTAAAATTCTATATGACATGATTAGAAACTCCGAGAATATTGGAGATAGAAAAGTATTCTTTATTGATGGTGATGTCAAAGTTGATGCCAGAGAAATGATTCGTAAAATTATGGAGACAGAGAAAGATGCAATTGTTGTGGCTTCTTTTGGGACTACTTCTACTGGTATTAATATTCGTAATCTACATAATATTATATTCACTTCACCAAGCAAAAGTAGAATTAGAAATTTACAGTCAATTGGTAGAGGACTTAGAAATGCAGACGGAAAAACAAAAGCAGTTTTATATGACATTGCTGATGACCTCAGAGTCGGCAAACACATGAACTATACCCTTAAACATTTCGTTGAAAGAATTAGAATATATAATGATGAAAGTTTCTCTTACAAAATCTATAAGATAGGACTTAAAAATGGATAATATCAAAATTGTTAGATTTAAGAATGGTGATGATGTTATTTGTACATTATCTTCTTTTGAAGAAAACTTATATTTGATGCAAGACCCAATGACAGTTTCAGTTCATACTGACATTAAAAATAAAAAACAAATTCTTATCTTAGCACATTGGTTGCCTGTAAACATCACTAAAACTAATGATGCTGTGATAGAAAAATCTGATATTCTGACAATATATTCTCCATCAGATGATTTTGAAG